CTCCATTCATTGACTACACCCCCGAGTCTTTTCCTATAGTATAGTTCAGCACTCTCTGTTACGCAAGTAAAACTGCAAATTTCAGCGGCGTTGAGTATAGTAGATGGTGTTGCCCATGGAGTCGGCGCCCACGTAGGAGCCCATGTTCAGCCCCGTGCCCCCGGCTGTCTGGTTCAGCACCGCCAGCTCCGGGTGCTGGAGGAAGAACGCGGCCTGCATCCGCTGCACCTCCTCCTCGGAGTAGCCCAGTTCCTGGTAGCCGGAGAAGTCCCCCACCGCCGCCAACTGCTGGGCCCGCTCCAGACCGCGATTGTAGGCGGTCTCGTCCTCGTACACCCCCCGGTTGTAGGCCGTCTGGTCCGTGTAGGTCGCCCGGTCCCACGCGGTCTGGTCGGCATAGACGCCGCGGTTGTAGCTCGTCTCGTCGTCGTACCGCTGATCGCCCACCTGGTCCCTGTACCTGTTGTAGTCCGTCTGGTCCAGCCCGATCAGGGCATTCAGGCCCCGCCACTGGTCGGTGACCTGGTCCCGGTAGGTGCCGTAATCGAAATTCCTGTCGGTGTTGTACTGCCCCAGCATGGTGAGATACTGGTTGTATGCGCTCTGCTCCATCCCCTGCAGCATGGCCAGATCGTTCCGCTTCCCGTTGAGGTCGTCCATGTACATCTGATAGGCGATCTGCCGCAGCTCCGGGATCTTGTCGGCCAGGGCGGACATGTAGTTGTCGTATGTTTGCTGGGCAGCGCTGCCGGCGTAGGAGGACGCCATCCCGCCGGTCCGCGCGGATACCTGTCCCAGGGTGTCCTGCATGGCCCGCTGTCCGCTTTTTGTGTAGCTCTCCCTGTACTGCTGGTAGGTGGGGTCCGTCTCCGGGTCGTAGGAGAACGACCCACGGCCAAGGATCTGCTGCCCCAGCGCGTCGATCTGGTCCTGGTACCGGCTCGTGTAGGTTGGGGCATCCGCATAAGTGAATTGCCCTCCCTGAGAGTTGATGAGTTCCTGGATCAGCGCGTCGATCTGACCCTGGTACTTGCTGGCATAGCTCGGCGCTTCCTCGTATCCGATATTCTGGCCCCCGCCGGACGAAGCGCCGGTGCCGCTGTCGTACCAAAGGAGATTGTATGCCCCTCCGTTTGCGCCGCCTGAGTAGCCCGCCAAGGCGCGGACGGCCTCAGCGGCGGCGTGGGCCCTGTCCATGGCCTCTTGGTCTCCCGCTTTTTGGGCTGCGGTCCAGTCATCCTTGTACTTCTGGATCAGGTCCTGACTCTCCTGCGACAGCAAAGCTGCGTCCGCACCGCTGTCATAACTGTCGTAGTGGTTGACCGGATCGCTGTAGTAGTATCGCCCGTCTCCTCCAAGTACTGGATGCATCGCTTGACCGTAGGCCGTATACGCCGGTCTCCCGTTCCAGGTCCCGTAAGGCGTGCCATAGGTGTTGCCGTAGTTGCTGCCGGTGCTGCTCGTGCTGCTGGCCGCGCTGCTGTTCGTGCTCGTTCTGCTGCTCGTGCTGCTGCTGGAGCTTTTCTGCGCGTTTCTCTGCGCCTGCGCGTTTCTGGCCGCGCTTTCCGCCTTTTTCTTCTCCTCTTCGTCGTATGCGCTGGTCTTCCCCCGATATACCGCCATCAGGTCCCACTCCCTTCGTTGTTCACAGGTGTCAGGGCGGCCTCTATGGCCCGCAGCCTGCTGTCAAGGCTGGATAAGGTCCGCTCTATTTCGTCCATCCGCTTCCCGTTCTGTCTGGAATCAAAGTCCAAATTGTCGTGCATATTCCGCAGATATCCGCACACGGATTTCAACGTGCCGGATACGTCCGCCCGGTTGAATCCCGGAGGAGAAGAAGGCAAAATTGCCGCCATAAAAGCACCCCCTAATATTCGCTTCCGACCGTAAACTCCCGAACCAGGCTCTTTACGAAGCACCAGCCCTTCCCGGAAAGCCGGATCGCAAAGTTGTCGCAGCGCACGGGCAGAATCGGTATGGTCATCGTCTTGTCTCTCTGGTTGTGTGTCAGGTAGACTTGCCGGAACGGCGCGCCGTCCGGGCTGATCTCCACCTTCAGCCACGCCCCGGCCTCCAAGTCCGCCCGAAGGTACAGACGGGAGTACCCCTTTCTTCCGTGCACTACCTCGTCCATCTGGCACAGAGTCGCGCTCCACTGGATTGGCCCGTCCTCGTTCTCGATCTGGCCCATGGCTATGATCTTCCTGCTTCCGCCGTCCAGGAAATACAGTGTCCCGTCCAGGAATGCGAAGTCCACCGCGTGTACCGCGTCCTCCCGCAGCCACACGCCCCGCAGAATGTCAAATGCGTACAGTTCCCAATTCCCGGTTTCCGTCTGCATGGACAGGTAGTAGCGCTCGCCGTCCGTGCCGCCAATGCCGTGTTCAAACCGCCTGGGGCCGAAGCAGGCGGAAATCAGTTCCGGTGTCCCGCCGGAGTAGGCGTACACGCCGTTTCTGCCCTTATAGAAAAGCGTCTCATTGATCACCGTCAACGACTTCTCGCTGCCCTTCTGAATCCCGGGCACGGTGTAGATTTCATACTGCGCCGGGTAGCCGCCTAAAACACGGTGGAGATATCCCTCCTTGAAGAACAGAACCGTGCTGGAGTACGCGATACAGCCAGTAAATTCCCCGTCGCTGCCCACCGCCACGGCGTAGCTGTCCGTGGATAGGCCGTCGTAGACAAAGAAGTTGGTCGGGTCGCCCAGGGCGGAGGCGTAGATGGTTGTGCCCTCCGCGCCCCATATGCGGTTATCGCACTCGCAGATACACACGAAGTCCGGCACCTTCCGCTCAATCTTCACACCCCCGGCCTCTGTTCCGGCGGTAAAGGTCCCGTCCGCGAAGGTCAAGGTCCTACCCGACACGCCCTTGACGATCCTGGTCCCGTTATTGGCCGCGTAGCTGGTGCATCCGGAAATCTCCACCCCGTCCCCGACTTTGAAAATGCCGTCGAAATCCTGGTATGCGTGCTTGACCGCCGTGTGTACCGTGCCGCCGACGATATAGCTGCCGTCGCTCTGCTCCGCGGAGTATGAGACTGTCATATACTTCGTGTGGTCTTCCGGCGCATGCCAGATGAGATCGCCCGCCGCCAGCGTCGACACCGTCTTGTCCGTGCCTCCGCTCATGGTAATGGCCCCGCTGCTCTTGTCTACGGACGCGGATGTATACGCGGTAATGCTGCTGCCGCCGGAAAGCCCCGTGACCTGCTCCTCCATCTCCCCGGCCTGGTCGATATACCGCTCAGAAACCGACACGCTCAGTGTGTTTTCCTTAAACTCCACATCTCCGCCGTAGCTCGGATATCCGGCGCTCAGGCTCCCGAACTCGTCCGCCTCCGTGTCGTAGTAGACCTTATCCGGGAAGATCACGATCTTGGAGTTGATGGTGGCAAACAGCTTTTCCCCCTCCTCCACCTGCCCGACCACTCTGCCGCCGTACTTGAAGTCCGTGCCGTCCACCACGCACAGCTCGCCCCGGGCATACAGGCCCGTCGGGTCCGTATAGCCGCCCACGGACTTGCGCCCTGCCCGCTGGGACAGGCACGGGTACCGCGCGGAGGACAGCTCCAGGCTTTCGGACAGTTCCCCGTCGTTGGTCTTCAAACTGTAGTTCACGCCGCCAAACGCTATGATCTGCCGCTTCATCTGGCTGACCCCGGCGGCCATGTACGCAGGCCTCATTCCGTTCACTCCTCACATGACGTTCTGGTAATACCCGCTGCTTAGCGGCATATGCTCCCGGTTGTACTTCTGCCGCCACTCGTCCAGGGCCGCATAGTACGCGCTCAGGCTGTTGTTGTAGTTGTCCCGCTCCCGGTTTACAAAGTCCACCTTGCTCCATAGGTACAGGTCGTACAGCCCATCGTAGGGCGCTGGGACAAGCAGCGCGGGCCCGTCCCCGTCCTCCGGGTAGCTCTGCGGCGGCGCGGGCAGCTCGCTCCACCCGCACGCGGGGCAGCTGGAGCAGTCCATCCTGCTGTCATACGCTGGCGGCACGGGCTCCGCCCCCTCTTCCGGCTCCTTCGGCTCCCCGGACGCGTCCAGGCCCCACCCGCCGCACACGGGGCAGGCCGCCACCGGTCCATGTTTCCCGGGGCCGGTGTGGACCTGGTGGTTCAGCACGATCTCCTGGTGCAGCTGGTTGTCCAGTTCAATGAGCCACGCGGCTTTCGTGCCGTCGTCCACGGCGTCCGGTCTAACCCTGTTGGTCCGCTCCAAAACCTCGTTTATGGTCGGCATTTCGCCGCGCCCCCTTTATTTACACGTATTTGTGGTAGCGCCAGAGCTTCCCCGGCTCGGCGTCCCGGTCGTTCAGAAACGCCCGCGCAAGCTCCGCGTAAAATGCCGGCACGTCCACGCTGAACATTCTGGCCACGACCCCGTAGTCAGATTTCATCATGTTCATGGCCGCCCAGAAGTCAGTCGAAGGCAGCTCGCCCCGGAATGCGTCCGTCTCGCCCACGGCGTAGTACGCGCCCTGGGTCCCGTCCGCGTTCTCCATGCCGCTCACCCACTCCTCCGCCTCGGCTTCCGTCAGCTCCATGTGCTCGTCGTGCCAGTCGTGCTCGCTCTCCTCCATGTGCTCCTTGATGTAGAGCAGCGCAGCCAGGCTCATCACGTTTTCCCGCGTCATGCCCCAGTCGCGGGCCTCCTCGATCTCCCTGCATACCGTCTTGTGGTCGATCATTTTCTACGCCTCCTTGATGTATTTGCACAGGCGGGACACCTGTCTCTTATACACATCTCCGAGCCCACGAGACTCCTGAGCATCTCGTATGCCGTCTTCTGCTTGAAAAA